ACAGAGATTTTTGTCCATACGATCTTCAAAGTGTTTCACATAGTGTTGTAGATTAGTATTCAATGTATTAACCCCAGACACCATTTCTCTGCTGTGTCAATCGCAGTTGTTTCACCCCATGCACGACTTGACTTGTAGTAAATACGCATCTCTACTAACTCATCGTTTTCAAATAAATGCACTTCATGATTATCCTCTATGTCTGTGATATGATAAACTTTTGCCTCACGATCTGGTCTTTGACCCTCATGTTCACATATCAGAAAACGAGTCACCCTATGAATCCATACACGATTGCATTGAGTAGAAATGTCCCACCAAAAAATATTGCAATGATGAGAAAGAGCACCTGACCCTCTGTTATATTCTTATCATCATTCATCTAAATCTCTTTCCTTTACTGGGTAAACATCTTCTATACAGACATACCCTACACCTAAATGTGATTTATTTTCATGGTGATATTGAGCTTCTTCAATGCATTCATGAGGTGTGAAGTACCAATCAAGTACTTCACCATGTACATCACCAGTAGGTAACATCATCACCATGATAAGATAATATCCGTATATCATTTTGCGTGATTCCCCCTAAGTGCAAAGAACAACGCACCGACCCACAATAACACATGAAGATTATCATAAAGTAATACATCAACAAAACTCTCTGGGTCACCTATCCAGATAACACCTGTCATAATACAACATAAGGTGATACCACTGAAACGTGTGATCGCATCTCCCCATGGCTCTATCAGATTTACTCCAAATATTTGTTCCATTGTTGTTGGTGTCTTATTTAATAATCCACCAATGATTAGACCTAAACCACCAAGTAACTCACCATATGCAACAAACCACCACACCAAGTATGATAGACCATATGATGCGGCCTCTTCTATATCTACTGGTATCTTCATCAAACCTTGTTGTATGAATATAATTGCAAGTGGTATTCTCAACAACCAATGCGACATACAAAATTCTGGTATTTTTATTTTACTTAATATATTCACTTTACTCTCCATCTATAAACTTCATCTATACAGAAGTTACGTCCAAATTTACAATTGTTATCTCCACGACAAACTCGTTCATGTTTACTATTCTGCCAACACTCAGAAGTCCATGCACTGACATATTTACTTTTAAATCTATCCCATGTATCATCTATCAACAATGTACCAACGAGTGGTATCAGCATTGTCAACACCATAATCCAAATAAACGCAACTCCAAAACCTTTGTTGTGATACGCCTGATTACTCATTTCAAAATCCTTCAATGTAAAAAATTAAACTTATACCAATCGCAAACCATACGAAAGGCGCCTTTGGGTTCTCTACCAACCATTTTAATCCAGTGTATTTCATAATCAAAGATTCACTCTGGTGTTTAATTGGTATCTTACCATCTAGTGTGTACTCTTCTTTTCCTCTTGGGTTAGGTGGGCCGTTTATGAAGTTCTGTCCAGGCATCTGTCAACCCTCTGGAGTATTACCAATCAATGTCATATCTTTTAACATTGAGTTGATTTCATTAATGTTAGTCTCCATTTCATCCATTCTACTATCTATCATCAAAGTAGTTGTCACACTCAAACAACCAGCAATAACTATCATAATCCAAAATATTATACCAAAATTTTTCATTCATCTATCTCCATATTACTCATATAATCTTCCTTCCACGATGGGTCAGATTGTGATGCAGTTGGGTCATCCAGAAAGTTGTTTGCACCCATGACGAGTATAAGTGCAATCCAAATAAACGACAACCACTTCAAAAAAGTTATGAACCCAGCGTATGTCCGTTTTGCCTCTGCGAGGGCTTCTTCTCTTGGGTCATCCATCATGTGCATCTAATGGTTCATCATCAAATTCTGAATACGCCATTCTCTTACTATCTTCAATCTGTTGATTTATTTCCTTGACTCTATCCTCAAGAGTAGCAATAGTCCACTCGATACCAAGATGACCTTTTGTACTCATAGGATGTGTTCTTTGTTTCAGAACATTGATCTCTTCTTGTAGAGCTTTCACATGATTCATTAATCTACTACTCATTTGGTTTCTCATCAAAATAAAAGTAGTGATTTTTTACACCCCATAAATTACCAGCGATTATATTACCCTTCAGTGGATCACCCTCCTTCTGTTCACCAGAGGGTTCAACTATTCTGTATGATGCATTAAATGCTACACATCTCCTCTCACCTTCACCAATGAATGGATAAACAGTGTGACCAAGATACGATGGAAACATTATCATCAGACCTGGCGTTGGTGTTATTTGCACCAGACCCTTTTCAAATATATCTTGATTACGTTGAGATGCAGTGCAGTAAACAAAGGAAATATCACCATCTGAATCTTGTTTTCCTCTCTTTGATTGTAAGTTTCTACGACCCTTGACATCTGGAACTTTTAAATATATGACTCCACTTATCTCACAACCAGTGTGATTGTGAATAGGGTTATACTCGTTTGCATATTGTGATACAACCCATGCAGAGTTCACATTTGTTTCAAATACATAATTCTCTTTAAACATACCATGTTGTTTTGCACAATGAACGACATAACTTTTTACGCATGACTCAAGAAGTTGATCAAATCCACACTCATCCATATCTGACTTATATATTTTTAACTCTGAGTCTATCACCCCAGCAAGACTCTGGCCATGTGATTTTGATTTTTTATCTTTAATTATATTGTCTGTCATGTTAACTAATGCACTCACGGCATCATCTGGTAACATGACTTGTGCAGTTTGTGGCCCAAACCATTTTGCGACTTCAAATGATTTTGGGTGTGTTTTTATCTGTTCTGTCATAGTTCGACTAACTCCCTATTTTTCAAATGTTCTTCCACGATATACTTTTTAGATTGTCCAGTATATCGCACTGCATGATGTTTTTCAATCATCTTCTCATTTACGTTAGTGTTGAAACACCACAACTCTCCAAGTATGCGACCAAACTTACCTCTCTGATCTTTAGTTGTTTTTATTGTCAGACCACCAGAGGTTACCCACTTTGTAAGAAACTCTTTTGCAGCCAGTCCATATTTCTTTTCTTCTAAATCTTTTGTTCGTGACTCTGGTGTATCAATACCCACAAGTCGCACTCTTTGTTTTCTCAACCAGACACCAAACCCTAGATCAATATCTACGTCTACTGTGTCACCATCAACTACTTTTCTTATCTTACATTTGTACTCATACATATTTTTTCTCCAAGTCGTGATAGTTGCCGTAGTGTTCACCATCTGGATAAAATATCTGTGGAACAGTTTTGAAACCTTTGCTTTTCAATCTGTTTCTTGCATCTATGTTTTCTGATATGTCAATCTCAAGAAAGGGTTCACCTTTCATGTTAAGTAAGTCTTTTGCTTTCACACAATAATTACAATTTGGTTTTGTGTATATTGTAAACATTAGGTTACCTTTATTGCAATGTAGATACAAAGAAATACGATTATGAGTTTACCATAGTCCAAGTCGAACTTAGTACCCTCACCATATGACTTCTCCCACATATCTTTTATCTTTCTCATTCGTGTTCTCCACCATTTGCCCTACCATTATAACCATCAAACACTTGTGGTTTTCTTTTTGCAGTTTCAAATGTTGCAACTGTCACCACGATGGCTGCAATGATACACAAGTGTGCGACCATTGAAAACCCCCATATCCACAGACTACCATATGCAAGTGCGAAACTACTCGCCCATGTCCATGCAAGTATCTGTAGTATCATATGTCTAGTTTGTAGACTAGGAATATTTTTGAGTGGATTGTGATCTGCATCCATCAATGCATTCCACATATTATAGATTGCTTCTCTCATTATACATCCTCAAGTGATTTAACAATCTTCTTAAATTTTTTCTTTGACTTACCTCTGAACTTGTAACCTAATACTTCATCTAGGTTCACATCAGAGTCACCCACGACTACTATTCCAATCATACCCATACTAGCGTGTGGTGTGCAGACATATAGATAGACACCTTCTTGTTCAAAGGTATATGAAAACTCTTTACTCAACTTACTCTTGACTTTCTCTACACCCTCTGGAACAGATACAAACTGCACGTTGTGACCTTTTGAGTCTGGTGTCCATGTAATGGTTTGACCGACATCAATCTTGGCCACATCTTGACCATACAACATTTTCTCTTTACCACGTTTGTTCAACATTTCAATTATTAGTGGTTCTTTCTCCTCTGCCTTTGCAGATAATACCATACCACCCATGAAACACACTAACATAAAAATTAAATAAAAATTCTTCATTACTTTTTCTCCTTACATTTTGAGTCTACTTTGACCTCAAATATATTACTGAACATTACGTTCACATTCGTTTGTTTCTTGAGTTCAATGTCACAAGCAATCTCGTTATCGAACTCATGTATAACAACACCAGAGTAGTCTTTCTCTGGTGTTGAAAGTAAAATAGTGGTGATTAACACCCATGTTTTCATACTACTTTTCTACCTTTACTAACTTGTCAATCAAATACCAATCAGAAGTTTTCTCGCCTGTCTTCTTGTTCTTTTCAAAAGACATCTCATAGCCTGTATATTCTTCAAGATACTTGATCGCATCAGACTCCAACGAAAAGGTCTTCAAACCTATGTTGTTATTTAGGTTTGGTTTTGCAACATATTCTGTAATCATATCATCTCCATTAATTAACTAATTCCCAACCATAAGGCGAACACTCATACTTTGTGTTACCAACTAACACTTGGTCACCAACACTTGTTGATCGACAACCATCTCCATCAAACATTGGTGTGACATCATCATTGTTCCACCAACCATCATCTATTGAGTTAGTCAACATAAATGCCTTATCACACTTCTCTGTTTCTAGTAGTCCTTTATCAACATGAACAAATGCAACTGTATGAGGTGTGTCACCAAATGCACAATGTATCACAGCAACTTTCTCTTTTACTACCATCTTATCATAATTATCTAACAACTTCTCATTCATCTCTCTCTCCTTAAAATATAATTAACGCAAAATAGAAACAAGTAAACAACATTGATAGTGTAACAAAATCTATCAAGGATGTCAAGGGGTTTTCTAAAATAATTGCAATTGCTTCTGACATTTTCATTACGCAGCCTCCAACATTGAGAAAGGAACATTATATAGTGTGCCTCTCATTTTAACAAGTGCCTTTGTCTTGTTGATTTTCTCAATAACACCAGGCGTTTTCTTAGTCTTCTGAACAACAAAGACATTTGCACCAACTGTCAAAACAGATTTTGCTTTTAAAGTTTTAACATCATAAACCATATCTAAAACTTGATTTAGTTCTGTAAGTGATAGACCCATAAGTTGGTCATTTATTTTCGATAGTTTAGTCATAATATACCTTTCTCTTATTCAATTCCATATAATTCATCGTGAATCTGTTCCATAGTACCATAAACATCTTCACCCATCGCTGCACATAACTTAAATATCTTACCTCGTACAACATCTATATCATCATTGCACTGACCAGCAAGTATCGCTTGAAATGTTCTGTAAAATTTCTTCAACTGTTCCACTTGGAGTCTTCTCAACCAAGCATCATAGTCAGTATTTAATGTTCTAGGATTGTTTTCCATAATAACCTCTCTTTTAACTTCAATTATAATGTATCACATGATTCGATTCGTGTCAAGTGAATTTTTTCCATCGCATTTAATCTACCAATTACACTTGCAACTCCAAGTAAGCCAGAGTATTTCTCATCACTTGCACCTTCATTTAAATTTATGAGTGCAAGTTCTAACTCTTTTTTCATCTCTTGTATTATTTCTAAATCCATTATGCTAACCTCTCTGTTATTTTTGCAACTTTACAAAAATGTTTATCCATCACCAGTATGATATCTGTTGCTTCTTTTGTTGAGACATAACCCTCTGACCAATCTTGTAAGTCCTCATCAAATAGACCCATTGAGACTTTTCCCATTGCAGACATAGTGTCTATACCTTGCTCGGACAACTCAATCAATTCTTTAATCACATTCTTTTTTAAAATATCAAACATTATGCGAACTCTCCATTTGCGATTATCTCATCTTTAATTAACTCTTGTGCAGAGTAGAACAGCTCTTTTGCACCATCTTGGTCTGCGAAACCCTCTTCATGGGCAAAGTCCATAGAACTCGTAAAGAAAACATCATCTTCAAACACATTGACTTTCTTAGTGTCTAGTATGTATTTTAACATCTTGGCGGTCTTTGCAAACCCAACTTTGTTACCAGCACCGATGTAAACACCAATACCACCATTTTGTGCATCTATGAAAACTGATTCTTTTGTCATATTTTTTTCTCTCTCTTTGTTAACTTCACTTATAATATGACATAAAAAAAGGGGCTTGTCAACCCCTTTCTTTAAGTATTTGATTTTATTGGTGAAATTCGTAGATATTCTTATTAGTCTAAATCGTTTTTCATATCCCACGCCCAAGTGATTCGTTTTGTCTTGGACAACTCTACTTCATAATGTTGGTTCGTCTTATCATTCATATTTGCAAGATGATAACCAGCATCTTCATCTACTAGTCTCATCTGCTCATACATTCTATAGTTTGCGGCCAACTGTCTTGACCTTTGTACTCTCAACCATGTTCTTCTTACTATGTTATTAACCCAATCACACACCACACAGGTGCTATCATAAACTGCACTTGCAACTGACATTCTTTTATCCTTATTTTCTGAAAATGTACTCTTAACTGAACACGCAACTATTTATACTAGTTTAACTATAAACTAGGTGCATAGTTCCCTTGCATTTTATGAAAGTTTTATTACGCTGTGATTCTTTTGAACTTGGTGATATTTCTCATTTTAAGTTCATTGTCAATCCACTGTTGTGCTCTTTTATTTTGTATTCTCTTGTTTGCAAGTGATTTAACTCTTTTGAATACTTGTGTAAATACATCTTCTTTTGCATCATTATTATCAATGATTATGAAATTACCCTTGAAGTAGTTATTGAACTTACCTATGTTTTTCTGAACATCATTCCAAGATTGAACAACAAGGGGTTCTGCAAGTTTTCTAGCTCTCTCTGCGTTTCTCTGTAGTGCAACATCAAGTGATGTATTAACAAATATCATGTGTGTATCGTAACCTAGTGCCTCTAGGTTTCTTGCCTGTCTTGTTATCTTTTCGAAATCTTTACCTGTGCCATCAATGATAAGTCCAAGTCTACCTTCAATATAGTTTGCTTGTCTCTTCTTTGTAATTCGTTTTGCGACATCTCTTATTCTATCTCTCTCTATGTTATCCATAGCCCTGATGTCAAGAGAGTGTCCAGCATCTTTCAGTTTTTTCTCAAACGCTTCATCTGAGTTCACTATTCTCATTCCAAGACCACCAGTGGTTTTCCTAACAACGTAGGACTTACCACTGCCTGGCCCGCCTGCAAGGAAGAATGCTTTAAATATATTGGGGTCGTTGACTCCCTCTTGTAATTGTGAATACGTTTTCATCCTGTGGCTCTTTTCCTCTTCTCGTATATTTAGTAATCTTTGTCGTTGGTGCAATCGTGGGTCTTTCAGTCCTGTGTTGACTTAAAAAATTAAACTTCTTTAGTTTCATTCTGGATTTGTTTGTCATATATAAGTTGCTCCTAATTAATGTTAATCATAACGAATATAGATTACTACCTCCTATCTTGCTCCTGTGCCCAACCTTGATGGTGGTGGGCCACTACTCTTCTTAAATGTTGATGTTTTCTTTTTGGGTAGAGTCTTGACTTCCTCTGCCGAGTCTAATCCCTCACTCAGTCCGTCTTTAACAACCTCCATACTAATAACGTGACTCCTTGTAGGTGGTGAAAAAGTATGTCTAAGTTTTGTTATCAAATACGCACCAGAGTACAATTTATCCTCTACCTCATCTCCTCCAACTGCTGGTATTGATACTCTTACCATATCCCCCACAGTTAAAGTTGTCTGACCATGAACAGTCATATTAATACTTATACCATCTTGGTATTCTACAATCCTAGATTTTCGATCTAAAAGTGTTTCATATCGTTTATTTGGGTCACCTTTCTCAAAACTTTTGTCAACATCACCACTATCTTTTGAAACTGATATCACATGAATATTTGATGTCTCTATATCATCACTAAGTGACTCTATTGATGGCATTGCATTGTCACTGTAAAGTCTATTTGGTGATATCCTTTCATTTACATTGAAGTCTGCATCATCGAAATAGTTATATGTTTTTGTTTTTAGTTTCTTGTTAAACAAGTTATGTTCTACCACAGTCCCACCGAAAAAACCTGTTGTGGTATTGATTAACATATCTTTTTTTGAGTTTAGTGAATATTGTAGTATTCTTTTGAAACTCTGGACATTTTTACCTGACTCTGGGTCTGGAGTGGTTTCCTCATCAAACCCAATATCACCAACATGGAACTCACCCCTGATGCCATTCTCTTTGGCCTCGTTATATAAAAATTGAAATGTTTTGAAGTGAAATCCTTTTTTGTTCTCAAAGAATAGATAGTGTGGAGAACCTTTTTCAGACTGTGCCTCTTTCGTCAATTTAGATATAAATGTGAATGGGTATGAGTTTGGAACAACATACTTTCTAGTTCCAATGGTAGGTTCTATCTCAACTTCTTTTTCAGTCTGTATACCAAACTTATCTTGTTTCATTAAGTCATCAACTATTTCGCCAATGTTTGCTTTCGTGTTTACATAAGATTTTGACACTCTTTTCTTTGTGTTTTTTATGGCCTCTGGTGAAACAAAAGATAGATCATAAATCTGACCACCAGTGCTAACCTCTCTCCTCATGTTCACCTTATGGATTATAAAAGGGTTTGCAGTAAAATCTATGATGTCTTCTTTTGCATTCAATGATGGTGTCTTGAGTTTCATATATAACTCTTCTTGACCTTGTATTGGAAGAAGTGTGATTACATCTCGTATGTCACTCATAGTGATAGTCCCAGAGATAGTGCTTTTGAATATGTCTTCAAAGATATTGATCTCTATCACTAGGACATCTGTAAGTAGGTCAGCAACACCACCACTTGGTGATGCGATCTTGAGTTCTTCAATACCAAACTCACCAGCAAACTGTACTGCATCTCTACTCATTAGAGAACACTTTCACCCATCAATACTTTGTACTCCTCGACAAACTGATCTAGGAAAGCAGGGTCAAGTAATTTTATTTGACGTTTTTTATCCTGTTCTCTTTCTTCATACTCCCTGTTAGTGATAGTTGTTGCGTTAGAGTAGAAATCAGTATCACCACTAAAGAGTGCAGAGTTATTATATACTTCTATTTTTGTGGACGTATCACCAGAGGTTTGTGATATCTCGTAGTGATGCACACCATCTGGGTTGTCATATTTTTCATTCACATATGTGTTGAACTGTTGTTCGTACATCGGCCATTGATGATAACGATCTGTGATGTCATTTATCATCAAGACCACCCAATGTAATTCTGGGTCATCATATAATTTGTCTGCGATTGACTCTGGTGTTTCACCATTCTTAACATTGTATGTGTCAAGAATAAGTGCATTCGTCTTTATCTTTGTTCTGACTGCAACACGTTTCAAAAGGTTGGTGACAACTTTGACTTCACCATTACCTTTAGAATCATATAGAATTTTTGGTATACTATCAAAATACATTTAGAAACCCTCGAAAACTCTTTCTCTTGTGATAAGTTCCATTTCCTTGAAGTTGAGTGTGATAGTTGTTTCTACAGGTGGAGCTCCATCTCCACGACCTTCAAATGTTTTGTATCTATCACCACCATATGTAACATTCATATTCTCTAACACACAAGTTGATATTTTATGTAAGTAATCATTTTCTGCACCAACGTACATATATGATATGTCGAATGTGTTAGGAACTACTAGTCGTCTACCAGCACGATTACCACCAACAAACTCTGGTAGCATATTGGCCTTGAATGCAAAGACTATCTTTCTTATCTCATCTGCCTCTTGAGGATTTTTAGGTATCATCTTAAATGTATATTGAAATACCCTCTTGTTAATACCCTTGAATGCAAGTTCTAATCTATCAGATATGATTGCACCCTCTTTTGCTTCAAACGCTTCTCTTGCACCTCCAAAGCCAGGTATAATACCAATACTTGCAAGTAGACCTTTTTGTAGTTGTTCTGCGATACCTTGATCCATATTCAGAACATTCTCAAACGCACTTCTAAAACGACCACCTATCGCATTGTTGTATGCGTTCAAGGCTTCCTCTGTCAATGCACCCATCTCTGTGTCTGTAAAGTTTGCACCATAAGTCACGTTTACCTGTTGTGGCATATACATTGCAATTTGTGTTTTCAATCTTTTTGTTGGTGCTCTCTTAATTTTTATAGTAGAACCTTTGGATTGATATGAACTATCAACTGAGAATTTACCAATATCCCTACCCTCTCTAAGTGCAATAGCTGGATTAGATGCACCTCCAGTTGTGCGTTGTATTTTTTCGTAAGTGTCACTTAGTTGTTTTCCAACTAGATTATCTGCTGACATCTTCTTGTAAGTTCCAGATACGACATCCCAATTGTTTAGGAATGCTGGTATATTTGCATCTCTTGTTATATCATCTACACGACTACCACCACTACCTATCGCACTTGTTCTTAACTTTGCTCTCTCCTGTGTGTTGATAGAGAATAGAATATAATGACCATGATTACCAATACCCACATCTGGGTTTTCTACATCTCTTGGAAATCTAAGATTTTCAGTTGAGTATTTTGAACCTAAGTTAGAGAGAGCCCCAACTGGGTCTTGAACAGTATCTATTACACTTGTTGCTACGTTAAATGCTTGTTTGACAGATGAACTCACCCTATCAAGATTTGTAGTGAACTGTTCTTTTATACTCATCTTAATCCTTTATAAGTATTTATACATGAAGTCGTACAAAGGTAAGTATAAACCAATGAACCCTAAGAAATACAGGGGTGACCCATCTCAAGTGATTTATCGTTCACTCTGGGAACGCAAACTTATGGTCTATTGTGATAAGAACACCTCTGTAATTGAATGGGGTAGTGAAGAAATAATTATACCATATCGTTCACCCAAAGATGGTAGAATACACAGATACTTTCCAGACTTCTACATGAAAGTCAAACAAAAAAATGGAACGACCAAAAAGTTTGTGATTGAGGTCAAACCCAAAGCACAATGCAAAGAACCCATAAAGAACCCAAAACGTAGAACCAAAAAGTGGTTGAACGAGGTGTTCACCTACGCAGTCAATCAAGCCAAGTGGAAATCAGCAGAAGAGTTCTGTAAAGATCATGGAATGGAGTTCAAGATTTTTACAGAAGACCATTTGTTCCCTCAGTACAAATAATATGAAAAATATCTATAACTTCAGTAATGAACCTTTAAGAAATAAATTCAATCCTTCTTTCAATTATTTCATATATGAAAATATGTTGGAATTAAATTTTGAAAAATTAAAACAAGACATATTAAATTTAGAAAAAGATCTAATTCAAAAATATCCATATTTTTCAGATGGTGGTACTGGATTAGGTAATCATAGTTTAACAAGTAGATTTAAATATTATAATCTATTACAATTAAATGAAACAAAGTTTTTAAAAGATATGATTAGAAATAAACATGATGATTTTTTAGAAACATTAGAGTATGAAGTGGATGATAATTATTATGTTCAATGTTGGGCTAATGTTATGAGAAAAGGTCAACAAATAAAAACACATACTCATGCTGATAATAATTACTCTTATTTAAGTGGTCATATTTGTGTTTTTACTGAAAATACAAATACTTATTATATCGCACCATACTATAGAAATGAATTTTCCTCTAAAAATGAATTAGGTAAAATAACACTATTTCCTTGTTGGTTAAACCATTATACAGATGAAGTTAATACTGATTTGAGAATTACAATCGCATTTGATATAATGGAAGAAGAAAGTTTTAATAAATGGATATCTGATGATATGAAAAATCATTGGGAAAAAATCTAATAAATAAAACATGGCAATTAAAAACTTCATACAACAGGTGCAACAGGCTGCAAAAGGTAGACCAAAATCCACTGAATGGTACAGAGATAAAATCAAAGAGTTTGGTACACCCAAGACACTTGACCTAATCCGTGATGGTAAACAAGCAAAGTCACCCTTTGGTGGTAGACTGAATATGTTTGTCTATGCACCCAAGTTTGCAAGGAAGTTACCATACTATGATACATTCCCTCTGGTGTTACCTCTAGAGTCATACTCAGATGGATTTCTAGGCATCAATCTACATTATCTACCCATATCATTAAGAATAAGACTATTAGATAGACTGAATGATTTTAGTTCAGATACAAAATTTGATAAGGGTACGACTTTAGACGTTAGTTATGATAAAGTAAAAAAGATACAATCAGTCAAACCTACCATACATAAATATTTATCTGGGTATGTGAGATCACGTTTTCGTAGAATAGATGCAGACGAGTTTGTGATTGCAACATTACTACCAGTGCAGAGATTTAAGAAAGCAACTGCAAGTCAAGTCTATAGTGACAGTAGGAGAATGATTTAATGGTATTAAGTTTACTACAGGGTGTGGTTGGTAATCCATTTGGTAATGCAGTGTCAGGCCCTGCTTTTGGTGTATTGAATGAGTTACTAGGACTAATGCGTGGTGCTGATGGTGGTATCGCAAAACCATCTCGTTATGAAGTCATATTTTTACCACCAGTGGGTAACCAAACAAATATATTTTCTACTGTTATAAACGCAATGCGTGGAGATGGGACTGCAAGATCAGTTTCACTCAAATGTGAACAGATATCAATGCCTGGTAGAAATATAGATACTGCACCAGATACAAATATTTATGGCCCAGTCAGAGAGATTGCACAGGGGTTTTCATTTGCAGATATTGATGCAACATTCCAACTATCATCAGACCACAAAGAGAAGAAGTTTTTTGAAACATGGCAGAGAATATCATTTGACCCACTTACATGGGCAATGGGTTACTATGATGATTATGTTGGAACAATACAGATTTACCAACTGGACGAACAGAACGAGAGAAGATATGGTGTAGAACTGATAGAGTGTTTTCCTAAAACAATAGCTGCCCAAACTTTTGATTACTCTGCTGTAAACCAACAACAAAAAGTGAGTGTTACATTCTCATATAGATATTGGAAAAACTTAACAGATGAGGCGAGATTACCACAAAGTCTTGCAGATAGTTTAGCCACTCTTGCAAGAAACACAGTTGAAAGACAAATACGCTCAAGGATACCAGCGATAATAAACCGACTAACTAGATAATTTTAAAGGATGAATTATAATGGCGTTACCACGAATTGATACACCAACGTATCAACTAACACTACCTTCCACACAAGAACCGATTGATTACAGACCTTTCTTAGTGAAAGAACAGAAGATAATCATGATGGCTCAAGAAAGTAATGATGAAACACAAATGGTCAGAGCAATGACTGATTTGTTAACATCTTGCACTTTTGGTAAGATTGATATATCAGTTCTACCAACTTATGATGTTGAATATATGTTTCTTAAAATAAGAGGTAAATCTGCTGGTGAAACAGTGGAACTAAATCTCATATGTCCAGATGACAAAGAAACTAAAGTGCAAACTAAAATTAATCTTGAAGACATACAAGTTCAAATGACTGTAGGTCACTCCAATGAAATAGAAATAACTGACAAGATAAAACTCTATCTCAAACATCCTATGTTTGCAGACGCAATGTCATTGAACACTGAAACCACAAGTGATAGTGTGTTTAAATTATTAAATAGATGCGTTGTAAAAATAGTATATGGTGATACAGAATATAATAGAGTTGATATAACAGATAAAGACATTGAGGAGTTTGTGGAGCAGTTGAACACCGAACAGTTTGAAAAGGTAATCAACTTTTTTAACACGATGCCAAGACTAAGACACGTTGTTGATGTGACTAATCCAAAAACAAAAGTGAGAAGTGAGGTTCTATTGGAGGGCCTGCAAAGTTTTTTAGAATAGGTCTTTCTCATGATAGTGTTTATAATTACTATAAAACTAATTTTGCATTGATGCAACATCATAAATATTCTTTAACAGAGTTAGAAAATATGATGCCATGGGAAAGAGAGATCTATATGGGATTACTCGCAAAATGGGTACAGGATGAGAATGAGAGAATAGAAAAAGAAAACGCAAAAATGAAACAGTAGAGAGGTACTAAAATGGCCGTTGAAGTAACAGTTGACCCAGAGGTCGCAAAAAAAGTTGACAGGAATGGTGATGGTCACATTTCTCAAGAAGAAATGGAGATGAATTTGGAATTTAAAAGAAAAGAACTAGAAGATGCAGATGCTCGTAGAGATGCAATGCGAAAGATGACATGGTTTGCATTATGGGGTATGTTACTGTATCCAGCAGGAATTTTAATTACCTCAGTGTTAGGATATGAAGGAACTGCAAAGATTATTGGAGATATTGCACCGACATACTTTGTTGCAATCTCAGCGTTAGTTGCCGCCTACTTTGGTGCAAACGCATATGTAGATAAGAAGAAGTAAGTAGATGACTTTTGAGGACGTAGTAAAACAGTTACAGATGAACAACAGAAGTGAGGCTGGTAGAGATGGTCGTCAGACCAAAATGCTTGGTGATCTGAAAACTGCGATAGAGGGTCTTACAGTCGCAACAGAAAGTACCGATGAACCAGCTGCAGCCGCTGAAGAAGAAAAAGATAAAGATGAACGTAGTAGAGCAAAAAAACTTCTTGATGCAGTTGGTGGTTTAAAAGACTCAATAGGGTCTGCGTTCAAAGACGTTGGTGCGATAAAAACTGGTGTGCCTGGTTTAACTCTAGGTTTACTTGCAAAATTAGCAGTGATACCTCTATTGATTAAATTCTTACAAAGTGACTTATGGTTAAAAATAAAGGATGCACTTCTCGACCCAAATGTTTCTGCATTAGGAATGTTGTTTGGAGACTTCAAAGTTGAAATGACTTTACTGACAGCATTAGTGGGTGCATTTGCAATTGGAAAAATTGTTGATCTCGCAAGAAAATTAGTATCAGGATTTAGTGGTATAGCTGCATCACTTACCACTCTGGGTGCAGTCGTGGGAATAGGAACAGCAGTATCCGCTGGAACACTAGCTTTTATAATAGGTGGTATAGTCCTAGTTGCAAAAAGTTTATTTGAAGCATTCAAAACATTCAAAGAAAAATTTGCAGAAACAGGTAGTGTGATAGAGTCATTGAAAGCATCAATAATAGACTTTGTTGCAAACTTATTATTTTTCCCACTAGAGTTAATCAAAGATATAACAGCGTTTATTGCAGATAAGTTAGGTTTTGATAATATTGCAGACAAACTTAGGTCTTTTGACATAGTTGAAATTATGAATAATTTCATAACAAATGGTGTCAATACCATACAAGCAGGATTTACAGCAGCGATAACTGCAATATCTGAGTTTCCAGAAAAGGTTAGAAATTTCTTTGCAGAAGTGGACATCTTTGGTGGTATAAGAGAAACACTTGCGAACACAGATATTTTTGGGCCTGTAAGAACTTTTCTTGCAGAATTACCAGATAGAATACAAGAGTTGATGCCAGATGTTGGTGCAATATTTGAAGATGCAAAACAAAAAGTTTTGGACGCAGTTGATAGAGTCAAAGCATCTATACCTACTCCAGACTTCAGTATTATAGGTCAAAAGATAACAGACCTCGCAAACTTTTTTAGTCCTACAAGAATACTTACAAGTATAGGTGATTCTATTAATGAAAGATTTCAACCAGATGGTCTTGTTGGTAGACTGACTAAGAAAGCAATCATGAAGATATTCCCAACCTCTCCAGTTGAGGTAGATGAACCTACGATCGGTGGTGGGATTACCCCCATGCAAAGTGGAGGGTTTCTAGGTGCAAATAGTTTTGCACTTGTGGGTGAACAAGGCCCAGAACTTATCATGTCTAAAGCACCTATGCAAGTGTTTAGTGAACAACGCACAGACCAAATAGGTATGGCCGCACTTAATAAATTAATGGGTGGTGGTGATGGTGGAGGTGGTGGTGGAACTATGTTCCTTAACACTGGAAGTAATGTTCAGAATGTAAATAAACAAACCATAGTTACACCAATAGTTGACCAAGATCCTGTCATTAGACAAGTAAGTCGATCAATCATGGCGTAAATGGTGCTGGTGGAGGGACTCGAACTCTCAACCTACTGATTACAAATCAGTTGCTCTACCTATTGAGCTACACCAGCGAAACCATTATCCGTTTGCGAGTTTTGAGAAATAATCCATAGTGTCATCCTCTTCCTCTTTTGAGGTTACAGTTGACTCTACTGGTTTAGTATCAACGACTGGTGTCGCAACTGGTTCATCATCCATCTCTTCAGATACATTACCAACTGTGGTTGTACCAGAGATGACTGCATGAAATCGTGTAGATAACTCATCATAAGATTTGAAGTTACTTGATGAGGTGAACTCTGCGAGTGAGTATTGAGATTTCCAAATGGACTCAATCTTAGACTCATCATCTGCGATTGGTGATGGTGCAGAAAACTCTGATTTATCATAGTTCCAGAAACCATCTACTTTTCGGATTTTCAATTTGAACTCTGCACCTTCCCAGAAATCAAATGGATTGATAGGTGTTTCGTCCTCAAACGCTGGTTGCATTGCTTCCATCATTTTGTCAAATATCTTTTTACCATATCTGAACAACATGACTTTACCTTCGTTCTCTGGGTGTTTTGGGTCACTCACCACAAGAATGTTAGAAAAGTATTGTAGTTTTCTTTTCTGTTTCCTTGCAATCTCTTTGTCAGACTCCACACCAGAGTTCCACAACTTTGAGT